CAAGATTTTATTGACCTTGGGGTTTATAAGTTTGGTTTTAGTGATTATTTAGTAAAAAAAATTGTTAATAATATGCCAAAAGAATTTTACACAGAGTATGGCAATTTTATAAAATTAACAACTGCATTAAAAACATTAGATAAAAAAGAAATTTGGCAAGAAATGGCAAACAAACATGTAGATAAAAAACACCTACAACCACAAAGTAGTTGGCACATAGTGGATGGTGGTATGTGGGATGGTATTGTAGATCATAACAAATTATTTATGGTCAACCACATATTATTAAATACAAAAATTAAAAATGCAAGGTGTATGTTAGATTATTACAAATATAAACCATTACCAAATGACAATAATTATAAACCAAATAAAATTGTAGATAGTAAAAAATTAGGTTATAATTTTTTTACAGAAAACCAAGGCAATTGTATTGTAAAAAGTGATACAGGCACAGGTAAAACAACAAGTTTTAAACATCTAGTAGAAAATAAACAACCATTTATTAGTATTGTAAGTAGGGTAAGTTTAGGTGTAGAACAAGTAAGAGTTTTTAAAGAACATGGCATAAGTGTTTATTGGCACGAAGACATAACTCAAGAAATTAAAGAGGGGCACGGGTTTTGGGGTATGTATGAAGGTGACAACATAGTAATTACAGTAGATAGTTTAATAAAATTAAGTAATTGGGATAGATTTAAAAACTATACTATTTACCTTGACGAGTTTAACAGTTTAGTAGAACATTTAATAACATCACCTACACTACAAAAAACAAGGGTGGCAGTTTATAACCAATTATTATTTATGTTAAATAATTGTAATAGATTTATTGGCACAGATGCAGATATAAATGACATTAGTTTAAGATATTTAGAGGGCAACGACCTTAAATTTAATTACATTATTAACGAATATAAACACAATACAGGTATAGAAGCACATGAGGTATTTAGTTTTAACAAGTTTATTAAGGCAGTAAATAAAGAATCAGAAGGCAACAACAAATGGTTAATTTGTTGCGACAGTAAAACACAAAGCGAGGTTATAGCACATATTAACGCAAGCACAGATTATTTATTAATTACAAGTGATGGTTGGTTAGATAGTAAAACCAATAAATTTATTAAGGGTTATAAAAGTTTAGATGCACACGATAGAATAATATATAGTCCCGCAGTATTATATGGTTTAGATAGTGTTATAAACCGCCCCGTATTTTGTTATTACAAAGGGCACACAATCGACCCAGTAAAAATGATACAACAAATATGTAGGTGCCGTAATATTACTTATGTAAAATACCTATTTACACAGAAAAAATGGCAACCTTATAAATACCATGATTATAAAGAAATAGAAGAAGAAATAACCGAATACCAACAATACGGTTATAAATTATTTAATATAGATGGCACAGATTATTTAACAGAACGCCAAAAAATTTATTTAGAATTATTAGCAAAATACAAATATAGGGCAGATTGTTATGACACTAATAAGTTTGCCCATTTTATTAATATTATGCGTAGTAGAGGTTTTAAATTACCACTAGTATTTACACAAACAGGGGTTGCAGGTAGTAGCGACGCATTAAAAGAAGTAAAAGAAATTAAAGAAGAAGATTTAAAAAATATGGACAAGGCATATTTATTAGATAGTGTAAAAGAAGATTTAGAAGAAGAAATAGATCCCATAGATTATTACCCACCAAGTTTTGTAAAAACAAACGAAATATTAAACATACCATGGGGGCAATTACACCATTATAAAGATATGTTTTTATGCCCATTTGCATTAACACAACACCTTACCATAGTTGACTATTTTAATAAAGAAGAAACACAAATAAAAGAAAAATTACAGGCAAAAGATGATTATATAATTAACTTAACAACTTGTAATGAATCTAAATTATTAACAATTAAGAAATTTAAGGCATTATGCCAAGATACTATAACACAACAATTAGACGGCACAAATATTACACTAACTAAAAGTTTAGAAGAAAAAACCGCACAAACATTTTTAAAAGAATATAATTTAGTATTTAGAAATAGGGCAACAAAACCACCCGATTTTACAGAACTAAAAACATGCCAACAATATTTAGTAAAAATGTATAAAATGTGTTTTGGCACAGATATTATAAAAAATAAGAAAAGCACAAAAGATGGTAAAAGTAATACAACATACTTATTTAACCAAGAATTATTAACACAACATGGCGAAATATACGCATATAGAAAAAAACAAGAAGATTATGACAATTATGACTATACTAGTAGCGACGAAGAAGAAAACCCATTAGATGCATAAAATACCAATTTGGCATAAAATATTATAAATAAATTGCCAAATGGCAATTACTTAATTTTACCTTTTAATTTTAATAAATCTTTTTTATCTTTTTGTGCCTGCAATCTTTTATTAGAATTGGCAACAGTTTTATTAAATTGTGCCATATTTACTGGAGCACCATCATCAAATATATCTTTTTCTTTAATACTTGCGGTTTTATCTACTTGTGGGTTAAATTGTAGGTCATGGTAATTATCTACTGGTTTTACTGCGTTTTTGACATCTGACATATTTATATATTTTATATAATATTTTTTTTTTACTTTTAAATTTTAAAAACTTTTTAAAATATATTTTACAAAATTAATATATTTTATAAATATATAATAATGAGTTTAATCTTGTGTAGCAATAAAAATGAAAATGGTTTAGAATATGACCGAAATTTTAAAGGGCAAGCACCTTTTAGTTTTACAAACCACATGACACAAACCATAGAAATACCACCAAATAGTGAGGTTGCCGTGCAAAGTGTTAAATTAAATAAAGATGGTTTAATAAGAGTAAGTCCAAGTGATCGTTGGTATATGTATTTAAATAGAAATGTTAGAACAGATACAGAAATAACAAGCGTTTTAGGATCTACGGGTATGCCTATTATTTGTGCCCCTAATGTGACTGGTGAAGATTATGTCAATATTGATGAGTTTAGGCGTTTAATCGAAGAAGGACTCCAAAATGGCATACCACACCCCGATTATTACAGACCAAATGCCCAATTAACTAAATGCGAAATTTTAAGAGGCACATCAGCAACACCCACTACTACTGGCACAGGATTCCAAGGTTTTAGATTTACAATAAGCGAACAATTAGCAATAACAACTAATACTTTTACAGCATCTAATGATGGTTATAATTGGTTGGGTAAAACTGCCACACCACCCCGTGCCAACCCTTATACAATATCAGACCTTGGGGCAAGTGGCACAAGATTTAGTCCAAATGCCAATATAGGTGCCAATCCAAATAACCAAGTAATTTGGGGTAGTTTATACCCAATATGTAATAAAGGTGGTGTTATGGAGTTTGATTTAACTGGTTTGCATGGCACCGTTGGTAGTAATACCAAAAGTTTTAATAATAATTGGACTATTGGTTTAAATAGAGGCACGGGGGCAAATAATGGTGGCATACCTTATAAAAGTAATGCGGGTAATGATTTTAGCACATTAAGTAATGTTGTTTGGGATTATGCGGTTAGTTGCGAACAATTAACAGAGGGTGGCAATAGATGGTTAAGGTTAGGGCATTTTGTTAGAGACCCCGACGAAAACCACCCAACGCACCCATGTTGTATGCGTGAAATCATTTACTTTAAAGGTAATAATGGTGTGCCAAATACATTTAATGACTCATTATTTAACATAACTAGTGCTCAAGGGCAAGGGCGTTATAATATGTCATCTAACGCAAGTCAATTTAGTAAATTAAAATTTGAGGTTAAAAATGAAGTTGTTGAAATTAGTTTATACTCAGATACTGAGACGGCGTGGATATTGGTAAGTAGTTGGGAGCAAAGAACAGGTGGCACAGCAGGTTTAAATGCCACAGCAATTAAAAATGTGCCTAAACCACGCAACCAAAATTGTTGGTGTATGACACCTAAAATTTTAATTGCCGACAGCACAAAACATGTAGATTTAACAACATATAATGGTATTAATATTGGCACAGGTTATAATGTAGCAAATACAAATGTTAATTGGTATGAACGCCAATTAGTAAATGGCACAATTGGTAATTGTATAGAACTTGACACAAGATGGTATAATAACGAAGACACAACCACATTTTACCCCATGTTAAAAACAGTAGGTAGTGCAAGTAATACCATGTTGGACTATAAAAAAATTATTATTTTAGTGCCCGACAATACACATTACCAAGGCACCGCAGGTGCCAATATGCAATATAAATTAGGTTTTACAGCAAGGGCAATATTAGATAATAACGCAAGTGTCACAGGTAGTGATAATCAAAAGGTTATTTATGATAGTGATAATGTGCCACTATTAAAGGCAAATAGTAGTTTATTTGTTAGATTAGATAATATGACACAAAAAACTTATAATGCGGGCACAGGTAGAATAAGTAAAATATTATACCACATGCCAAGATTTGACCAAAGTAATAGAGAAATTGGCACGGGTTTATACTTCGAACCAGGGCAAAGGGTATATATAAAATTAAATAATAGTGAATCAATATTTTTAAATGAAATAGCATTAAGTATTTGTGATGATAAGGAGGTATTGGTGGATGATCTTACAGGTGAAACCATTATAGTTTTACATTTTAAACAAAGTGATACACCATTATTTAAACAAAGTAGGTATATAATGGGTTAGTTTTAATGTATTTTTTTATTTTTAGAAATCTTTATAAAGTTTTAGTAATTTTTAAAAATTAATACAAAATATTTTTTATATTTTATATTAATATAAATGGATTTTTTGCCAAAAGTAGAAGAAAAATTAATAGAAGATGAACCCGATGAAATAGAAGAAGAAATAATAGAAGAAGCAAAACCAAAAATTACAGAAGATGACATATTTAATGCAAAACCAAAACTAGTTATTAAAGAAGTTATAGAACCTCAAATAGTTAAAGAATTTAAAGAATTTAAAGAAGAAGAATTAAAAACACCAAAACCTACAAAAAAAAAGCGGGTATTAAGTGAAGATCATAAAGAAAAATTAGCACAAGCAAGAGTTAAAGCATTAGAAACAAGAAGAGAAAACGCAAAAATTAAAAGAGAAAAAGCACAATTAGAAAAGGCAATAAAAGAAAAAGAATTAGAAGAATTAAGAGCAAAGGCAGGTATTAGAAAACCAAAAACAGAAGTTATACAACCTAAAAAAGAAGTTAAAGAAGAGGTAAAAGAAGAAATACCAAACCTAGCAGTCCGCCCCGATTGGTTAGACAAAAAACAATATTATACTCAAGAAGATATAGAAAAAGCATCATTAAATGCAATAATGGGTTATGAAAAAATAAGAAAAGAAAGAAAAGCAAAAAAGAGAGAAGAAGAAGAAAAAACAAAACATGAAAGAGAATTAAAACAGCAATTAACACAAAGAATAATGCCACAAAATAATACAAATATTATGTATGGTCAACAAAATTATTGGGACAATTGTTATTAAATTTATTTTTATACCCAAAATAGAAAAATACCAATTTGGCATAAAATTTACTAATAATAGATGCCAAACGGGTATTTGTCAATACCCAAGTATAGAAAATAAACCATTTGGCATTATTTAAATATTTTTTTATTTGTTATTATATATGGGTGAATTATTTAAGAATCATTTTTATATAAATTTAGAAAGTAGAGAAGATAGAAAAAGATCAGCAATAAATGAATTAAGTAAAATTGGTATAACTAATGCAAATAGATTTAATGCCATTAAAACTGATTGGGGTATTGTTGGTTGTTGTTTAAGTCACATGCGTTGCCTACAAGAAGCACAATTAAAAGGTTGGGATTATGTTTGTATTTTTGAGGATGATGTAATAATTAAAAACCCAAATTTATTAATTAAAAAAGTTAAAAAATTAATTGATAAACCATTTGATGTGTTAATGTTAGGTGGTAATAATTTTAAACCTTATGTTGAGTTTGATGACTATATAAAAGTAAGTAAATGTTTTTGTTTAACGGGTTATATTGTTAAACAGCATTATTACCAAACATTTTTAGATAATTTAAATGAAGGGTTAAAATTATTATTAAATACAGGTGATAGGCAATATAGTTTGGACATGTATAACCATTTATTACAACAACGGGATAATTGGTGGTTAATTACCCCAATATGTATTTACCAAAAAGAAGATTACTCAGATATAGAAAAACAACAAGTAAATTATAAACATTTAATGTTAAATTATGATAAATAAAAAAAAATATAATATATATATAAATATAACATGGAAGGTTTAAAAATGCGTAAAGTTGTTGATTTAGAAGATAAAAGCAAATACCCCGATATAAACCCTATATTACCACAACCACCATTTTTATTACTTGGTATTGGTAGTGTGCGTAGTGGGAAAACAAACGCATTAGTCAACATGTTAAGGCGTAGTGATATGTTTGGCACCGATTATTTTGATGATGTATTAATAATTAGTAATACAATTAATAATGACCCAAAAGGTAAATTTTTAAGTGATGCATTTAGAGTTGAGGATCATTATGAGGATAGAATGATAGAAGATTTAATAGAATCACAAAAAAAATATAAACGGGAAGATGCTCCAACCGTATTATTGTGCCTAGATGATATAATATCGAAAGATTTTAAGAAGACCGCATCAAACACCATTAATACACTTGCCACCCGTTTTAGACATTATGAACTGTCAATCATGATTTTTACACAGTCATTTAGGGCAGTAAGTAATATGATTAGAAGCAACTCACAAAATGTTATGATTTTTAGGCAACAAAGTAGTAAAGAATTAGAAAAAATAGCGGAGGAGTATAGTGATTTATGTGGCGATGAGTTGACTTTTTTAAAATATTATAATATAGCACACTCAGAACCTTACCAATTTTTATATATAGATGCACAACAGAACCCCGCACATTTTTATAAATCTTTTGAGGAGTTAATTGGTATTGGTGATAAATTAATGTATAATGGCGAAATACCAACAAAAAAAGAACCTTTTGAGCAAGAACAATAATTTTTATTTTTATAATTTATTAATTAAAATATTATAATAATATATAAATATAATGGATTCATATAACCTACAAGGAGCAGAAGATCAAATAAACGGGTTAGGGTCACAAGCATTAGATGAGCAAAACTTTATAAGTAATTTTAACGCCAACCAAGTAGAAGCATACAAAACTAATTTAAATAATCTTGAGACAAAATGGGGACAAGCAGACCAAAAAAACTTGGCAGAATTTGGGGCATACCAATTACACTTGGGGGATGCCAGTAAAAGATTATATGACGCAGTAAAAGGCGGTTTTGAGGTTGGTGATAGTCAATTAGCAAAAAACCCAGTTAGAGCATACGAAGGTGCCAAATATCTTTATAATTTGCCAGGTAGATTAACAACAAAAGCACCAGTAAATGATGTATTTACAGGCAGACAAGAAGTCAACACAGTTGATTTAGCGGAGCAAGCAAATTTTGAACCAAATTTAGCAAGTGATGTTTATAGTAAAGGTAATGTATTAAAAGAGGACTCAAGTATGGTAGATTTTTACACATCAGCAACACCCAAAAATGTCACACCCGACGATCCCGACGAGGTAGGCGGTTTGTATAAATCTAAAACACCTTTACAAACAAAAGATGGCACCACAATAGAAACATCACAACCAAAACCAGCATCAGAAAACCCAGTCAACGAACCAACAACACAAACTACAACCGCAACCGAAACAGCAGAAACAAACGCAGGTAAAACAACAGAAGCGGGGGCAAGCACGGGCACAGAGGTTGCGGGAGCAGTAGATAAAGGGGCAGAGGCAACAGAAGGTTTAACAAATACTACACGCATGGCAAAAATAGGTAGTGCATTAAAAGGTGGTTTTAGCACAGCGGGGACAGTAGCAGAAGGTGTGGGCAAAGTTGCGGGCACCGTAGCAAGTGGTGTATTTTTAGGTATGGATATTGGACAACAAGTAAGTAGTGGTAAATTTTTTTATGGCGACGATAAAGCACAAAATATAGGTAATACCATGAACGAAATAGGATCCGCCATGGATGTTATAGGTGTTGCCACGGGTGACCCATTACTTGTAGCACTTGGTGTTGGTAGTAGTGCAGTAGGTGGTATTATTAGTGGTTTTGATGAATTATTTGAGCATAAAGAAAAAGAAAAAGATCCATCAACAATATCCCCCACAGATTTAACACCCCAACAACAAATAGCAGGTAGTGTAGTTGATACAAATATTGCGGGTGCGGGTGGTTTAGCACAAGCAACAACAAGCACATTAGCACAAGCAAGGGTTGGTGTAGCATAAAATTTTTTTTTATTATTTTTTTTTTTATATTTTATTTATATTTATATAATATATAAATATGAGCACAAGATATTTGGATCTAGCACCTAGCAACAAAACAACTGACCAAAAGTATAGTTTTAAAAAGGGGGTTGCCCAGTTGCAATTTCAAATACCCCCAGGTAATTATTTACTTGACCCATCGAGTGTAAGAATTGTTGGCAAAGTCCAATATTTTAATGATACTAATGGCACACAGATTGGGGCACAGGCAAATATTAACCAGCGTATAGGGGTTTATGCCCACTTCCAACAGGTTATTTGGCGTAGTTTAAAGCACCAAACCACAATTGAGCACCTAAAACATTATAACACATGGATTAGCAGTTATTTTGGGGCAAGTAGCGGTGTAGAAGATTCATTAACGCATTTATCAGAAACCGCATTAACACTACCTAATTATGAACAGATACGCAAATCAGTTGTTAGAAAAACCGAACCTAACTCATTTTGCGTGCATTTACCATGCGGTATGTTAAACTCAGGGGCACCAATAAATTTAATGGACAACGCACTTGGGGGTGCCGAATTAGTAATAATGTTAGAAAGTGACGCAAACTCAATTAATATTTTACCCGCAGATACAACCACGGCACCCGATACTACGGGTTATAGTGATGTTATGTATGAGTTAAGTGATGTAAAACTTGTTTGTAGTGTAATTACACCACCACCCGACCAATTAAGTCAACTAATGAAACAAACTCAAGGATCCTTTACATTCCAATCAATACATAGTTTTTATGACACCTTTAACTCAACTAATATGCAAATTAATATGTTATTTGGTTTAAGCAGAGTAAAATCATTATACATGACATTTATAGAATCAAGCAAACTAAATAATTTAGGTGCGGATGGTTTTTCTACCCTACCACCTACAAATTTAGATGGGTCACAGGCATATATTAAAAAAATTTATTGGTTAAAGGGTGGTAGAGCATATCCAAAACTATACCCCCTAGAAACTAACAAAGAAAAGGACTCAAAGGTTATTTTAAATGACCCCGAAGTTGCCAAAGATTTTATAAATAGTGTTATACCATGGGGTAGAGCAAAAACAATTAGTATGTCACCCGCAACCAATAACCGTGATATTGTAGGTAAAGTAAATGCCTCAGGATCTTTACCTTACCAATTTGTAAATGATACAGGTATGGTATATGCCGTTGGTATTAATTATGAAAATTTTATAGGCAGTAGCGGTGTGCCATTTGATAAGGAGTCATTTGGTGTGGCGATTGATTGCAACCTTACCAGCAATAGTGCCCAAAGTGTATTTATTTTTGTAAATGCCGAAACTACAATAGTTTATAACCAAAATGGAGTCCAAGCAGTAATGTAAATAAAATACCCATTTGGCATAAAATATTATAAATAAATTGCCAAGTTGGTATTTTTAAAGTTTTTTAAAATTATTTTTAAAATTTATTTATATTTATATAATATATAAATAATGGCGGATAGAAATGCTCAACCGAACTTTATGAATTTAAAGTCAATTCCAGTAAATACAGCACAGAAGGTGGAGTCCGATGTGTTAGAACCTTTAACATTTAGTCAGAGTGAGGCAACATGGGAGTTTGCCCCAAAAGGTTTTTTACACCCAGGCACAAAAATTAGTATAGGTTTAAAATCTAATGGTGATAGAGGATTCCCATTTTTAAATGTGGGCATATATTCACTAATTAGGCGTGCAGTTTTACGCACAACGGCAGGGCGTGTAATTTGTGATACGGATGCATTTAATTATTTAGAAGGCATAAAATCATTAATGGTTAAGAATAGTGCCCAAAAAGAAAGGGAGCAATATTTATGTGGTAAATGTATTGATTTTGAGGTTATTTATGATGAAGGTAGTGCCGTTAAATCTACTAATGGTTATGGTATTAGTAATGGTAGAGAATATAACCAATCGACAAGTGCCAGTTTTACCAAAGGTTTATCACCTAAACAATTTATTACCAACGATAAAACACCAGTATTTAGTATAGCATTACATCAACTTTTTCCATATCTTAAAGAGGGCAACCAATTACCACTTTTTATGATGCCAAATGAACGCATACAAGTCCAGTTATTTTGGGATAATAATAATGGTGCCAACAATAATAAAAACCGCTTGTGTGTGCCATCAGATAGACCAACGGGGGCATTAGCGGTAGAAATTGACAAGGATGTATGTAAAATTATAGCGGATTATGTATTTTTTGATGGCGATGCCATGGAGCAGTTTAGGGCACAAAATAGGGAGTTGACCTTTTCTTATTTTGATTATAGATTATCAACCAATAGTTTAAGTGCAAGTGAGGTAGATGTGACAACCAATAGAACCGTGACACAACCAGTTAGAAATATTGGCGGGCAAGGTATGTATGTGACCAAAGTATTAATTGGTTATGAAGATCCCAATCAAACGGAGGCACATTTACTAGGTAGGTATATTGGTAAAGGTATGGCAGACACAACAGGGGGTGATGCGGTGCGAGATTTAGAATCAAATTTATTTATTAATAGTCAGTATTTATACCCACAGACACTAACAAATAATGCCCGACAATTCCACAACCTTAAAGAAACATTAGGCATGGTGCCATTTATTACCCGTGAGGGATATAGTGGTGAGGGTAAAGGTGGTATTATTACTACGGGTGTAAATGGCGATTTTGCGGGCAGACGACAGGACACCAATTTACAAAAGAACTTTTTTTATCAAGGGTTTTTAACCCGTGGTGTAAATGCCCGTGTTGACCCAAGAGGTATTGACATACACCTAAAAGCACCATTACCATCACTAAATGGTAAAGCAAATGTTAATTATACCCAGCGTGCGTGGTTAGAGATCAGAAGATATGCAACAATTATTGATGGACACCTTGAGTGTTATTATGTGTAAATTAACAACTTTTTTATAATATTATCTTTTATTAAATTATATTAATAATAAATATAATGGCAGATACAAAAGAACTTTACAAACCATTTGTAAGTAAAGCAAAAAATAAAAAATATAGTGTTTATGTATTAAAAGATGGTAAAAAAAAATTAATACATTTTGGGGATAAAAGATATGAACAATATAAAGATAAATTAGGGCATTATAAAAATTTAGATCATGGCGACTTAAAACGCAAAAAAGCATATTACCAAAGACACGGTAAAGCAACAGATAAAAACACGGCGAAATATTGGTCACATAAAATATTATGGTAATACCCATTTGGCAATTATAATTATAAAATTTTATGCCAAACGGGTATTTTAAAATATATTACCATAAATTTTTTTATTATTAATTAATATAAAACATGTTAAATAAATTACTTGATTGGTTAGAATGCAACAAATATAAAATACTTTATAAAGAACTAAAAGAAGAACACCAACAATTAATAGATGCCATAAACACTTTATATAAAAACCAAAAACACATAATAGAATTAATAAAAGAAAAAAAAACACATAAAATTAATGTTGTTAAATAAATATTTTAAGTTTAATATAATATAAAAAAAAAATCTTATTATATTATATAAAATGGTTATTATGTCAGAAGATTTAAAAGCAGATATTAAAAAGGCACGCCCAAATGTTAAAGAAAGCACAATAAAAATGTATGAATCAAATTTAAACAAATTAAAAAAAATGTTTGATAGTAAGGATTGGGATTTTTTAAAAGATGTAGAACAAGTAAAAGATAAATTAAAACATTTACATTATACAAGTCAACGCAATTATTATAATAGTATTATTATTTTATTAATGGCACTAGATCAAAACAAAGAATTAATAAAACAATATAGCGATATTAGGGATGATTTAAATAAAAAATATGAGGATGATAATGCAAATGGCAAAATATCAGATAAACAAAAAGCAAATTTTGTTGAGTTAAAAGTTGTAAAAGATGGTATAGAAAAGATGGGCGAAGAATTAAAAAACAAGAAGTTTAAAAAAGCAGAAAATTTAACGGCAAAAGATAAAACATTATTAATGGTTTATATTATTTACCAAATACATATTAGGTTGCCCATGCGTAATGATCTAGCAGGTGCCGAAGCAATAACAAAAAGGGCATATAATAAATTAAGCACAGAAGAAAAAAAGGCAAAAAATTATTTAGTTGTAGAAAAAGGCAACATGTTTTTTGTATTAAATAAATTTAAAACACAAAGAAAATATGAAGAATTAAAAATAGATGTGCCAAAAGATTTAGAAAAGTTATTAAGAACATATATTAAAATAAATGGTATGGGTGTATTATTTAAAAGTAGCACAGGCAAACCATTAACCCGTAATGACTTGAGTCAACTACTTTTAAAATATAGTAAAAAATATATGGATGGTAAATCTATATCAACAACCATGTTGCGTAAAATTGTATTAAGTGATAAGTTTGCAGATCACAAAAAAGAACAAGAAGAAATGGCAAAAATAACAGGGCATAGTGTAGAAACCATGAACAAGGTTTATGTTAAAGAAGGACAAGGCAAAGAAGATAAATCATAAACCATATTTTTATGTCCTCTTGGGCACCTTTTATTTACAACATTAAATTTATTTAATAATCGATTATTTATAATATGTAATGCCTCCCTACTTTCTAACTCTTTAACATTATTACATGGGTATTTTTCTATAATTGTAATATCATAATTATTATGCTCAAAACATTTACTACTACTTATATATGGGCGGTTAGGGTGTAAATATTCGTAGCGGTGTTTAATCAATCTTATATTTGGTGCCTCTATACTACTACCAATATATATGTTATTTGTTGTTTTGCAAATAATACCATAAATAATACCTTTTGTATAATCTTTCATTATATACTTATATTTAGAAAAAAATTTTAAAGAATTAAACATAAATTAAGATTTTAAATTAATATCTTAAAAAAAAAATATTTACTATAATATAAATGGATAATACAATTGATTTATATTTTGAGGAAATTATATCAGAATTGGCAAAAGTTGGTAGGGCAGATTTAATAAGAATATTAAGGGCACATTTTAATTATATTACAGAATCAGAAGAATCATCAGAAGAAATATCAGAAGGTGAAGAAGAACACATAGAAATACAAGAAGATAAAGAAGGGTTTTTAAGTTTAAGATAAGTTAATAAATTTAACTTTAAAATGTTTTATAGGTGGGTAATAATCATACTCATTAATTGTTTGCAATAATGTTTGTTTATCACCTTTTTTATTTAATTTTTTATTTAACCAACAATAATACATGTAATGTTTATTTAATTCATTAAATGTTTTTTTATATTTAATTTGTAAATTACTATATTTATACATAATTTTAATATGGTTGTTAATATCTTTACACAAAGGCAATTGGTCTATTAAAAATAATTTTTGTAAATGATCAGTCATTATTAATATAACTAATATTTTTTTTTTTATATATTATTTAAGATTAAATACCATTTTGGCATATTTTCTATATATTTTTATGCCATTTGGGTATTAATCTTAATTAATGTAATATTATTAATCTTAATGTGTTTGTAAAAGGTATATAAAGAATAAATAAAATTATAATTTTATTTATTTAAGTATTAAAAATACCAATAATATAAGATTAATAATATATATTTTTCTATATTTTTTATATATAATACCAATAATATAAGATTAATTGCCATTAATACGGTTTTGTGCCATATTAAATATATCCTCATCTTTTTCTATACCTATAAATTTGCGGTTTAACTCTTTACTTGCAACACCTGTTGACCCACTACCCATAGTAGAATCAAGAACAACATCACCCTCATTACTATAATACTTAATTAAATGTTTTAATAACTCTACTGGTTTTTGTGTTGAGTGTTGACCTTTACTTACATTTTTAAATGTTAAAATACTACGGGGTAATAATGGGTCATATTTAGAATTACACTCAGATTTTAAAGTCCCATAACATGTGTCATTTTTTCTTACTCTATCTTGTGGCACATTAACAACTTGTTTATGGTATTGTTTAGTATTATAAATTGGTTTTTTTTCATAAAATACATATATTGACTCATGCACACGCATAGGTTGAACATGTGCCAATAGAAAAGATACGGCATTAACTTTATGCCATATAATGTCATATCTAAATGGCAAATTTTTTGGGGCGGTATTAATTAAGTTGGCACCAAATTTAGTATTACAAAACATAAATATAGGTGTATTAGGTTTTTTAATACGCATGTAATGTGCCCACATTTGCTCAAGATCAATACAAGTGTCCCATTTACAATTTGTTTGCCCATAAGGTAAATCAGTTATAATAATATCTACACTATTATTAGGTATTTTTGCCATCTCTTCATTACAACAACCATTATATAATGTTATATTTTCCATTTAATAATATATAATATATATTTTTTTTATAAAATACCAATTTGGCAATTATTATTAATATATTTTATGCCAAACGGGTATTTTACTTAACCCCTTTATGTAATTTGGCAACCTCGGGGTCATTTAATACATCTTTATTATTTAAAATAAACTTAATAACTCTTGCCCTTTCATTTTTCTTGGTTTTCTCTTTATCTTGTGTTGTTTTTTCTTTTTTGGCAGGCATCTTAACATTAATTGGTTTTCTTTTCATCGCTTTTGATTTATTAGTTAATTTAAGGGTTTTGTTTTTATGATCTATTGTATAACCCATATCCTCAATTTGTTTTATAAGGTCATCACGCTTCATACCTTTTGTGTTAATAGACATAAGGTCATTATAACCTTTTATTAAACTTTTTAACTCTCCAAGTGTCATAAGTTTTACATCCTCTTTTGTTGCCATATCTCTATATGTAATTGCAATAAAAAAAAAATATGTTATATATTATTAAAATAATAAATGTTTAAGATTCATAAATCACACAGCAAATTAGAATTATGCCAAATAATCGATACTTACAATATTAATATTAATAACCCTAAAAAATATAAAAAAACAGAATTACAACAATTAGTAGAATCAGAATTAACAACACTTGATGAGTTAAATATACCAACTAATAATGACATTTACCATTTTACAAATATAATGGATTTAAAATTTTTTTTAGTTAGTATAAACCCAAAAAAATTATTAACTATAAAACAAAAACAACAAATACAATTTACATGTAAAAAATTAAAACATTATTGCCATAATAATTATAACTTAATTTATACAGATTATAAAACACTTGAGGCAGTTTATTTGGATGCCAAATTTATAGAACCATACGGGGATATACCAACGGTGCGTAAAGTATGTAATTTATTAAATAAAGATATAAAAAAACCTTTTACTTTAAAACCAATTATTAGTCCTATTGTGCAAAAAGAATTAGACAAAAAATTAAGATATAAAAAAACTAATATTATTAAGTGTGTTATAAAACATGGGCATTTTACTATTAATTTTGATTAATTACTTTTTGTAAGTTTTCTTGGCGTCTGCCATCGCTTGTTTATAAGTATATGAGGCATTTTTCTTTTTGCCACTTGCGTATGTTTTCTTTACATGATCCATCCACGCACCACCACTTGCAACTTGTTTTTTAGGTTGGGCATCATTTACAGCATCAGATTTTTTAGGGCGTCCCCGTCCACGCTTGGTTGTTTGCGGATTATCCATTATTTATATAATTATATAATATATTTATTTTGGTTAATTAAATTTTAAAAAAAACTTAATTATTAATATATGAATCAAAGAAATCTTTATAATGAACTATTAGAAAAACAAAGAATCCAAAGAAATAAAAATAGTTTAGATTATTATCACAAAAATAAAATTAAGATATTAGCAAGATTAAATAAACCCGAAAATGTAGAAAAACGGCAACAATATAATAAGGATTATTATTATAATGTTTTAAAGAACAAAAGGCAAAATGTTAAAACATATAATAAAAAATATAATATAGAACCTTTAAAAATTACAAATAAAAGTTTTATAATATCTTTTGATTAACTTTTTAATTTTTTTTCTATAATTTTTTTTTATATTATATAATTATATAAAAATGAGTTATTGGCAAGTTGGGGATAAAGTAATGATTGGGCAAAGTGAGGTAGAACTCACCGCCGAAGGAGCAAACGAATTTAAAGAAAACCAAGTCATAGGTATTTTTATACCACCTAGTATTGAGTTATTTAGTGGTAAAGATTGTTATTTAAATTTTGATGTTAAATTAGACCAAGGCACAACGGGTATTGGTGCCAACGACCCATACCCTACTAAACTTACACTTGATGGGCAGATTGGGGCAAATAGTTTATTTACTCAAGCAAGGGTGTATGCGGGTAATAGGGGCAAAATTTTAGAGGAAACTCAGGAATATTCATCATGGGTAAGTTGTAAATACAGTTATGAAACAAATGACTCAATTAGAAGTAAAAGAGCACTTACCGAAGGTTGCGGGGTTTGGTGCCCTGAAACCCGTGGCACTTGTGGGACTACTAAATCTATACAGAATAACCACACACTAAACCCGTATAATGAGCAAGGTAATTTAGCAGATAATCCAACTGCCGATATTACCACCGCAACCGCATTTACTACCGCAAAAGTGTCATTACAATTACACCTAGGCGTTTTTGCAAATAACCCGAAGGCATACCCCAATATTTTAACGGGGGGTTGTTATGTTGAGTTGACTTGTGCTCCAAACCGCCAAGTATTTAGGCGTTTTGATAGTGTAAATAAAAATAAACTACTTGGACTTAACCCATATTTAAGAGGCACCACAAGTGCGGGCACATCACCTGGTAGTGATTGGGGCACGGGTAGTGCAAGTGCCGTTAATAGTGTATTTTGTGAGTTGGCAAATACGCAATTAGATAGTAGATCATGCCCCTTTAAAATTGGCGAGCGTTTAGCACTTGTTGACCTTAATGATGGTAGTGTTGTAGCACTTAAAAATACTGATGATGATGGTGCCTGTGTTGTCACAGCAATTAAAACAACTAATAATTTTGTTGAGTTAGAAATTGGCAAAATTGCAGTAAATGGCACAATAACTAATGGAGGATATCATGAGTTGGGAGCAGTAATTGCGGGTGGTGGTAGGCGTTATGTATTTTGTAGTGTAAGTTTAGATAATAACACCGTGGGTTTTAACCCATCTTATACAGTAAGTAATGTCCGCCTTAATGTAAAACGCATAGATGTTGACCAATCTTATATTGCGGGTATGGTTAGTAAAATGAAGAATGGCGGGGAGGTTATGTTTGATTTACCATGTATTGCCACCCAATTACATAGCACCATGGCGGGCGATTTACAAGCAACCATACCAATTAGTATAGAACATGCCAAGGCACGCAGTTTAGTATGTATGCCAACAGATGCCAAACCATACACGGCACTTGATAATACTATTGCCCACAATACTTATATTATTAATGATGATGAAGGTGGGGCATTAGGTAATGGGGCAAGAAACCACTCAGACAGAAGCGGTATTAGTGGTATTGGGGACTACTTATCTAACTATAATTTTTTGATAGAAGGTAAGCAAGTGCCCTCACGCAGAATTGACACCGCAAAAACTACTAGCAGAAATGGTGGCATCGATGCAAATCACCTGATAGAATTAGAAAAATCATTAATCCAGTGTCACAATTGCCAACCATTAAGTTTTGCCGATTACCGCAACAACTTTTTAATTGGGCGTGCCCTTACTTTATCTACTAACACCATTTTTGATGGGCGTGGTAAAGATTGTAGATTAAATGTCAGATATGAAGGATCCGCACCACAAAAGGATAAGTTATGGAAAATATTCACCCACCACATTAAAACCGTAATGATTAAGGGTGATGATATACAAGTAATAGATTAATTGCCATTTGGCATTATTATTAATAAATTTTTTGCCAAACGGGTATTTGTTTTTTTTTATCTTTTATTTTAATATATTAATATATTATAATAATAGCATGGCATCACCTTATGTGGACACAACATTAATTGAGTGTAATAGATTACAAAGCACACAAAAAAACCAAGTAGAAGGCGACGAACCAAAATCAGTATTTACAAATAAATTAGGTAATACAATAATTTTAAAACCAGGCGATACAATACAAGTGGCAAGTGCATTTATAAACCAAAAAGGGTGTAATATACCATCAAGTTTAGAATTTAAGGGCACATATTTAACAACAGTTAAATTAGAAAAAACAGAACCAACAACATTAGTTTATAATAAAAAAAGTAATATTATGGGTTATGAATCACATAGTCAATACCCCGAAACAAACACAATTAATGATGTAAAAGTATTTGACAATACCGCAACACTTGAGGTTAGTTATTATAAAACAAGTAATGGTGAGCAATATTTATTTTTACCCCGTAATTATATGGTTAATGATGAGTTAGTTGGTATTGATGGAACAAATAGCACGCCAAATTGGGATGTATGGAAAAAAAGCAATTATGAAAAAGATACAGGGCATATAACGGGTTATAATAGTGGTATTACATATTACCAAAGAACATACGCAGATTTTTACAAATGGACTAATTTTAATGATTACCACATAGTGACAGATGTAGAAGCGGGCACGGATGTAAAATATTTACGCCCTAAAAATGATAATAGTAAATACACATTATTTACAAGGGTTTATAATTGGACAAGTAATAATACAAATGATAGTTATACATTTACACATGATACATTTGATTATACAATAAATGGTAATAAATATTATGAGGCATGTAATGGTAGTGCCACAGCATTACCCGATCCTTTAAAAAGGTATGTATTAAAATTAAGTAATGATGGTTATGACCCCGCATTAGCATATTATGTGCAACAAATAGATAATGTTGATATAAGTGTAAATAAGGGTTTTAATAGTGCTCAAAGTGTAGCAGAACAAATAACAGAAGATTTACAAAAATATATTGTTAATGAATCTAATGGCACATTTTGGGCAGATGGCACAAATAATACGGGTATTGCAAGTAGCACAACAACAAGTTTATTAAGACCCCGAACATGTGCCAACCCTATAACATTTGGTAGAACAGGATATATACAGTCAACAACAGATGGGCAAAAAGGTTTAAATTTATTAAATTGTTATAAACATATTTTAGTTAAACGCCCTGATTAATTTACACTAGGTAGAAAATGTAATAATAGATTTGGAGAGGTGCCAAATGTTAAAAATACATCATTAACAATAGAAAATACAGACCAAACAGCATCACCCATGATTAAAAATTATGTAAAAAATACCATAACATTTAATGCAATTACACATACAAATTTTACAGATCCTATAATAACAAGTTGGTTATGGGAAAAAAGCACATTAGAAACTTTACGGGATCTATTTATTTGCCAAGGTAAATACCCTGAGTTATTTAGTGTAGAAAATGTGGCGGGCGATACATTAGATGACGCAAACAGAGTATTTAGAAATAATAAAACAAATGAGCATGATGAGGTAATACCAAATACAATAAATACAATTAATAACTCAAGATTTTTACACATGACAAGAATAATGCATAGTGGTAATAATGATTATTTAGGTTATGATGATTATGTGGAGAGATCATACACAATAGGTGAATCAACATTCGACATGAGTCACATGTCCGCACCTATATTTTTTAAATATGATACTACAAGGGCAAATATATTTACAGATGGCAACAGCACAAATGATTTATGTTATGGTTTTGCCACTAAAACAAAAATTGGTAGTAAAGAGTATATAACAATACACCCCGAATTAGTAGGGGGTATTGCGGATTATTTTTATGATTATAGGGTTGGTAATACAGGTGGTGATATAATAGGTAATGTAAATACTATAATTGGTTGGGATTACCATTTTAATAGTTATGGTAATGTAGTTATGATGGCACAAACAGGTATATTACCACAAACCCCTAATTGTGAATGGTCAATAGCAAGTGGTAATTATACAACGGATTATGATAAAAGTGATGTTGGGGCACAAGATTTTACAGACAAATACTCACAAACATATTTAGGTAGTAATAATTGTGCGTGTGTTTATGATACAGTAAGTAATAAATTTGGTTGGGAATATTTACACATACCCGAAAATGTAGGGCAATTATATAATAGTGGCGAATCAGAAGTCATAGACAGTAAAACAGCAACGGGGACTAGGTTGCCATTAGTAGATGATGCCAAAAATGAAGTTTATAAAATTAATAAACGCTTACAATATTGGTCATTTTGTCCCGATATGGTGCCTTATCATAATGCGGAGGATGGTGTAATAAGTGTTGGGACAAATGCATTAAGTAATGGTGGTGCCACTTTTACAAGTAGTGGGGCAATTGAGTTAAGTTTATTTAATATTAATTTAGAACCTTGGACAGTATTTGATGCCCATACAGGCGTAAATTTAAATTTTGGTAAATGTTGTGATAAATTAAATTGGGATAAATCTTTACTAGGTATTATGGGGCATACTTACCAACAATTTAACCCCGAAGAAATAACAACAGCAAATAATGGCACACAAGCAAGATTAACATTTAATAATTTAAAAAGTATTTATAACCCAACAACAAATAGTGAGGTTGTAAGTGCCGATATTAACAATTATGTTATAACACCTTATGGTGCCACACAATATTACCCACAACCAGCATTTAACACATGTATTAGAGAGTTTGACACAAAAACAGGCGAACCCGTAAAAAAACACCCATACATGAATTATTACCCCGCAATTACAGAAGCAACACAAAGTATTATTTTAGAGGCAGTAAATTTACCAAAAACAATATTAAACCCATATTTAAATATTAGAAGTGATATTATTAGTGATAGTAAATATTTTGGTGGTTTTAATAGTGGTTTAAATTACCCAATTGTTGCAGTAGTTAATAAGATTAATGCGGATAAAGATTACATACAACTTGGGGGTAGTGATATTACATTTACAGTTAAAAAACAAATGGCAATTAGCGATATAACAACTATTATTACAGATCCTGACGGCAGTTTAGCATTAGTTGATGAGGGTAGTAGTGTTATATATAGAGTATCAAGGTCAAAAAGTGGCAACGATTTAAATATATTACAACAAATTATAGAACAAGACCAACAGAAAAAAAAATAAAACCAATTTGGCAATTTATTTATAATATTTTATGCCAAACGGGTATTTTAAATAAATTTTTATTTATAAATATATAAAGAAAAAAAAATATATAATATATATATAAGTATAGAAAAAATGGCAGATTTTACAAAAGACAAAATAAAACATATTGTAGAACTTTACAAAAAGAGTAGAATCAGAGATAAAGCAAAATACCAAAAAAATAAACAAAAAGAAGGTTTTATAGAAGAAAACAGAGCACGAGCAAAAGCACATTACATGGCAAATAAAGAAATTAAGGCAACTAAATATAAAGATAATAAAGAGGTATTAAATGCAAAAGCATTATATAATTATTATGTTAAAAATAATAAAGTTGATGTTTTTAAAGATAAACACAAATTAAAATTTAATTTATTACAAACTCAAGGGTTAATACCCGTTGTGTCATCTTGATTATCTTGATTATCTACATGGTCATCAGATGGTGGCACCACACGATCACATTTAAATAAACCCCAACAACAACTTATGGTGGAGCACCGACTTTTAAAGATTATAAGAAGCAAACCACCCAAACTACCTAATAAGAGAGCACCCGCACCCGCTACTTGATCTATTGTAAAATTGGCAAGTTGTCCCATTATATCTTTTGTTAATATATTTTTTTTGTATAAGTATTTTTATATTATTATATAATATAAAAATGTCAGATAATAAAAAACCAATTTTTATTGTATTCGATGAAATAAAGGCAACATTAAATGAAATACAAGAAATGGTAAAAGAAACAGGGCAAATACGCACAGATTTAAAAGAAATTAAAGAAATTTTAGACAAAAAAGAAAAAGAAAAAAAAGAATTAGAATCATTAAACAAAAGTGGTTGGTTTTATTAATATAAAATAAAAATCTTATTATATTATAAATGGAATATAAAAAAATAGCAATATGTGTGCCAACATATAATAGGCGTAAATTTTTACCTTTATTGTTATATAATATTAAAAACCAAACTTACCCACATGACAAATTAACATTAATTATAGATGATGACGGCACAGAACCATTAATAGAAAATACTCAAGAAGTGCAAAAAGATATAGAACCAATAAAATTAGTTTATTTAAGAAATAAAATTAAAAGGTTTGTTGGTGTAAAACGCAATAATTTAGTAAAAGAGGCAAAAAAACATGTTGGTAAAAAAGGTATTTGTGTAAATATGGATGATGATGATCTATATTGTAAAGATTATATTTTATTTAGTTATAATGCCTTAATAAATGGTAATTTTGGTATAGTAGGTAGTAATCACATGTTATTTACATACCCACAACATAATTACCAAATGACATGTATTATGTGCCAACATTTAAGACAGATCCACGAAGCAACCCACATGTATAAAATTAAATATTTTGACACTATGGGTGGTTATAGTAAATTAAACCCTAAAACACATGGTGGCGAAGGTGCCAAATTAATAGATGGTGCCAACGAAAAATTAATAGGTAATATTATATGTTTTATGGTATGTATTGCACATAATAATAATACAATCGATAAACAACAATTTTGGCAAGATAAATTAAAAATTGACCAAGTTTTAGAAGAAGAACCACAAAAAATTATTAATAATTGTTTGGGTATTTAAGTAATTGCCATTTGGCATTTATATTAAGTAATTTTATGCCAAACGGGTATTTTTAAAAATATTATAGATTTTTTAATATTTTTATTTTAATTTAATTTTTACGCAATTTAGTTAAAATTTTTTTCTATGTTAATAATATAAATATGGGTATAGAAAAAAAGATATATAAAGATTTGGGACATAATAATATTAATATAAAAGAGGGTATAGAAAAAAAGATATATAAAGAAATAAATATAAATAAAGGTATAGAGAAAATGGCAACAGAAAATACAGAATTAGCAACAATTAAAAATAATCTACATATTATTAATATGGATAATAAATTTACCACATTTAAGTTGGGGTATAATACCAAAGATCCTTTTAATGCACATAGCGAATGGGCAAAAGTAAAACGCAACTTATGGCAACAAAGAAGTTTTACAGAATTACAAGAATCAGATATAAACCATGGTTTGCCTTGTGGTAAAGTAAATGGTTTTTGGGTATTAGATATAGACAATTACAAAGATATAGAAAAATGCCAATTTACTAAAAATTTTGGCGATATTGCAACTTATGTTAAAAAAAATAATATATTTACAGTTAAAACAACAAGTGGTGGTTGGCATTTATATTTTGCCTATAATGATTGGTATGCCACTAATATTAAACAAACACAAAATGCAGAACACAATTTAGACATCAGAAATGATGGCGGTTATATTGTGGCACCAGGTAGTGTAGTTAATGGCAAACCATACACTATTTATAACATGGGTGTTATTAAAAAATGCCCAGGCGATTTAACAATATTTTTAAAAAATACATTATACAATAA